CCTTATCGACAAGCTCTTGAACTTCCATAGTAACTCCTTAGTAGGGTGGGACTTTCATCCCACCGTTATTCAATTACTTAACTAGATGTCTAAGGTGCACAGGCAAGGCGTCTACGTTGATCTCAGCCTTAGGTTTGATCTCTTCCATCCTATCGTTGATCGCATCCTGTATCTCACTTCGTACATCAGCATCGGTCGTCATCTTAAGGAGATCTTTCAGAGCTTTGAGCTGTTCATCACTCGAGCCAGTTCGTGATCCCTTGTTCTTGATCTCATACTTGATAGATCCGTTGAACTCAGTTGCCTTACGTATCCAGTTGTTCACTAATCCGATCGTATACTTCTTCAGTTCTTTCTCATCCCCGAAGTACTTAGCTTTACCCTCAGCACTCATATCAATCTGACCCGCTAGAAATCCTTGGCAGATGATACCCACGACCATATCCTTATCAGTCTTGGTAAGGACATTACTCATTGGTGTTTCACCGTTCAGTTCGTAGTTCACACCTCTTTCAGATAGAACAGATAAGATTGCAGTAACTGTCGCTTGTCTTTGATTCATGTAAACCCCTTTGTTTGTTAATAGGACATCAAGTCAGTACATCACACATTCATCATCATCATCTTATAGTCATATATCAAGTCAGTCATTCATCTATTCATCTTCAAATCTCATATATCTATATTCAAGTCAGTCAATCGTATCTTCGTCATTGTCTCATGTGTAGATATCGAGTCGGTAATTCTTATCTTAGACCGTCGTTTATAAGATATATTCGAGTCAGTCAAATGTATTCGACCGTCGTTTTCATATATCTGTATATCGAGTCGGTTTCAGGGCCGGGTAACCTCCTGTCTTTGTTAACCTTACTTCGAGTCGGTTGGTACAGGTACCCTGCGAACTCTGGCTGAGAGCTTTTCTTAAAACAGGGCCCACTGGCTTCTATCCCCTAATAGGCGAAAACACCAGGTACCACTACTTGAATTTTTTTATTATTATTTTTTGATTAATCGCGAGGCCAGAAATAACCACCACCGCGCCAATTAGGATCTTGACTCATCTCGAACTTAACAATATCTAACTTGCTCATAAACTTCAACATCATCAACATGTATAACAAATCGTCCCTATATTCCATCTCGTACCTGATCAAAGTTCAAAATCTATCAGATCCAACTCTACTAGAACAAACCACATGTTCCACATATGATGATCACCAACAGCATCCATATCCGCCTCATAACCCCAGAACATCATGGCTTATCCTCAAACTTATCAATCAACGTAAATCGCTTCTGCTGCACAACCTTGTTCCTACCGTCCCAAAACGTTAACACCGCGCCATACACTTCCTGAGGATTCTCAAACTCGAAATTACCTAACCGATTGATCGTCAACCGCGGCTTCTTCTCCCACAGCACCATATAACTCGCTGGCGCAAGAAGACCCATCTGCCTCATGCAATCCAGCAAATTCATCAACACATTAAAATCACTTAGGTTTATAGATGTTCGCATACCAGCTCAACTCTCCCATCCATTCAACAAACTCATTAAACGACGTCGCACCATCCAACAGCTCCAAGCGTCTCAACGTGACAAACACGTCCCTGACTATCATCGCATCCGATCCAAGCCTCCATATACTCATGGCTCCACGTCCCTGACAACACCGACACACCCGATGTAGCCAACACCGTCCGGCATCCGGTTCACCTCTTCCATATCGTCTGGCGAGAACATCCATATGAAGTTAGTCTGATCGATCTCCTTAAAGAGTCTACCTAGCGCCACCCACATCGTTTTTCTCACTTCAAAATCGCTCATATATAGTTATTATATAGCCAATCTGGCCCAAGTCGTCGCGAGTCACGCGCATACCGGATAACCCGATCAAATTGAGTGAGTGCATCATCGTCATGATGGGGCAGAACACTCTGAGATCTTCGGGGTTGAACACGCGCGTTGATACCGACTTATATCTACTTGTCACGGTGTGCTCGATCAAGGTGGATGACGACCCACGGTGCGGCCAGTGTTGCGACCAGCTGTGCGCCCGCGAGCAAGACCCGCAGTAGTTCATATGTGGTCATTGAAAACCCCCATCTTAATCAATATGCTGATAACACGGTATAGTTTGCGTTTATCTTCGAAGGGCAAGCTTAGGAAGCCGTTGGACTGTCGTAGTAGGTTAGTTGCTACTCTCATGTTATTGTTAGTCGGCAACATGGCTGTCTCCGTTTATGATGGCGTCGTAGATGCCCATCTGGAACATGTTGCACATAACATAGTATTCTTTGGCGCTGATTATCTTAAGTTTGTACATCGAGTAAAGTAGAAGGCCATGGCGAGAGAATGTGTCGTGGATAGACTTGGCTTGTTCAGAGCATTTAGGTACGTTGCGTAAGTTACTCATAAGGTTCTTTTAAGGTTAACATAAGTTATCAATGACTTATGCAGCAGGGGCCCCCTAACCGCTTCGCGTCATATTAAAATGCTTGATAACATTATACTATATTAAGTAATATGTTTGGTAAAATATAAGTCATGGAAAAGATAACATATTTGCCAAATGGACAATGGGAGCTAGTTAAGGGTGAACCTAAGATGGTAGACCATTATGCTATGCACTTACCAGGTAACCAATTCACAGACAAAGATCAGACAAAGCAACAAGACCTCGCTCACTCTAAGGCGTTGGATTACAATAAGAAATCAGTTAAAATAATGCATAATGAAAATGGTGAACTTGAGCCTCATATATTGCTACATAGAGGTGTTACAGAGTACAGTCCGGACTCAGCTAGCCAACCAAACGGCATACACGTTTCCCCTACACATGTATCGACCTCTACTGATAGCGTACATACACTTAGACCGGATATTGCTGACATCTATGCAACAGTGTATCCTGAAAATGAACCTGACTATGATATGAGTGATGGACCTAGTTATGAGTCTGGCACTGGTCCGCATAAGAAAGGTCCAGTATTTTCTTTTTGGGTACCTAAGTCTAAGATTCACTATATGGGTGGATACAGCGGTGATAGAGATTTTGACACCCATGCGGAAGACCAGAAGCATACATCAATAAGACCAGGTAAGTACATTAGAGCAAGTGAATCTGAAAAAATATAACTCTTACAAGTATAATAAGTAAATGGACAATATAGTTAAGACATACTTAGAGCAGATGGGTAACATATCAATGTTGGGCATCAAAGAAGAAGCTCGCATCGCCAAGTTGGCATTTGAAGGGGATCAGGACGCTCGGCGGATACTGATTGAAGCAAACTTAAGACTAGTTGTATCTATAGCTAAGAAATACACTTACTCAGGTATGGATCTACTTGATCTGATCCAGGAAGGTAATCTTGGTCTGATGAAAGCAGTAGAGAAGTTTGAATACAAGCGTGGGCACAAGTTCAGCACATATGCAACGTGGTGGATACGTCAGGCTATAACAAGATCAATTGCAGACACAGGCAGAACCATCAGACTCCCAGTTCACATGGTAGAGACAGTCAATAAAGTCTTCCAATCAATAAGAGAATTTATCCTTGCTAAAGGCAGAGAGCCATCAATAAAAGAACTTTCTAAGTTTATGAAGATGAGTGAAGTCAAACTCAAAGAAGCATTAGATGTAGCTAAGATACCGATATCACTAGAACACAAGATGGGATCAGAGGGAACAAATACGCTGCTCGACACTCTCCCAGATATAAAGCTTGACTATTATGCAGATAGAGTAGATAGTGCTGATATCGCAAAGAACATCAAGATAATCCTTAAAACACTAAGCCATAGAGAAGAAAAGATACTTCGTATAAAATTTGGAATTTCTGACTAGAGTTCAAACAGTACCACTATCATCATGTATAAACGTATCTCTATCACATCACCAAGATCTTTGTTGTTCCAGTTAACATTAAGTAAGGATCTTCTATTGATCGATGCCATCTATTAAAAACTCTTTTGCTAGTTCGTTTAAAGCCCATTCAAGTCTAGTTTCCTTAGAGATGAACTTAGCGCTAGCTATCATATTGAATATACAATCGTCCTTAAAAGGACAGAACTGACAAGGCGGATCTTTCTCAGTGAAACAATCACCTTCACATTTTACTATCGTCTCATATAATTCAATCTTATCCATTGATATTATTATACGAATATATAAAATGAAGGGCATGTTGTGGTAAAATATAGGGGTATGGAAAAGATTCGACATTTAGCTAATGGCCAATGGCAGTTGAGTAAATCAACTCAAGATTTCAATAATGCTGGAGAGACGCATGAGGTCGAGGTGCACCCAGATATGGACCATCTGTACAGAGTTAAGAGCATGATCTCTAGGTCTGGTAAGCCTTCAATGCAAGTAGGCGATATAAAGAAGAAAGGAGTATCTGAATCTATCATTAATAAATTACCAAGAGATGCTAGTGGTAAAGTTACACCAGAGATGATAGATGAACACATTAGTAGGTTACCAAAACAAAAAGTTGTTATAAAAACAGCCCCATATACTTGGGACGTTCAGAAGCATCACCCTGATTCTAAGCAGCATGCAGTTTCAGTGCAGTTTCATCCAGACACTATGTCAGGCGTAGATCCGGACACAGCATCTAAGATGAAAGATCTTTTACAAAATCAACATAATTTAATACCGAGTGACAATGATAGTAATCAAATAGGTTGGTCTAGAATTGATTCTAGCAAACCAGATCATTGGCATATAGATGAGATACAGAGTGATTTCAATAGTAAACAAAAAATAATAAATAGTAATGGGATGAATGAAGAACAGTGGATGGACCGTGCTGTAGATAATGAGTATGACGATATGCAACGGAATGCTGAACATCCGCTACATCAACGGTTAATCAACGATGGACAATCACATGAGTTAACTGATGATGTCAGACAACACCTACTACCAAAGTGGAGAGGCTATCAAAAAGAACTAGCAGAAATGCACCAAGGAGCGCATGTAGATAAAGTCCTAAAGATATTATCACACGGGCATGAAGATCCTCAACACCTTATACATTCTGCTGTTAACGCTCTAGCTAGAAAGAAAGATGTAAAGTCATTATCTATGGACACCTTAAAAGATCAAGCTAAACAGAGTGGACTAGATGTTGGTAATACACAAAGCACAGGATTCGATTATATCAATAATCAAGACGGACCTAAGATTCACGAAAAACTTTGGCAAGAAGAAACCTCTAAGCTTAAAGATCCAGCACATAGTGCCTACAGTAATCCTAATTTTAAAAGTGCTCTTGACAAGATTCCATTAGAAGATCTAGAAAACGCCGCTAGACAAGTCAGTGGGGCAGACATGATTACCCCAGGAGGATTCAGAGTCCTTAGTTCAGAAACTAAACGTTTGACAATGCCAGAAAGAGATGCAGTTATGGATTATTTGCGTAACTACCATACTACTATTAAAGAACACGTAGCAGCGTCAGATCCGAAACTCGGTGAAATATACAAAAAAATGAAAGCCAGTAAGAATAGAGAGGCAGACTTGGAGCTGTCACCAGAGGAGAAGGCTGGTGTACCAGTGCATGTCTTGAATACTTATGATAAAAGACCTAAAAAATTAGGTTATCAAAATTTACCTAAAAATCAAATCATGCCAGATATGTCAGATGAAAACAACCCTAATCAACAGGTTCAATTCTCACCAGTCTTCAAAGCTATAGCAGAACTTAAGAATAAGCTCAATAAAATAAAAGGCATGAAATAATGTCACCACTAGATAAACCAAATCAACCGTATACAAGCTCGCCGATGTCATACACATCTCCTATGCCTAGCATAATACCGGATATAAGTATTCGTGGGGAGTCTTGGGATCAGTTGGTTCAAAATAGAGGGATTCACTTTATTCACAAGATGGCTGCTCCGTGTCCAAACATGAAAAAACTCAATGATAACAACCATGAACCAGAGTGTCCTTTCTGTGATGGTAGTCAGATCTTGTATATACAAGAGAAAGAGATAATTGGTACTTTCAGTAATAACTCATTAGAGAAGCTATTTGAGGTCCAAGGTGTTTGGGAGGTAGGAACCGCTGTTATAACCTTCCCGACTGAATATAATGATGGAGAGCAAGCTGACTTCAACGTGTTCGATAAACTCATATGTCCAGACTTTCAGATAAGACTAACTGATCTAAAAGAATACGAACCTAACATGGTTGGACAAACGAGTCTCAAGTATCCTGTAATACGTATATCAGATATGTCATCTGTAGTTAATGGTGCACTAAAAAAATACGTTCAAGGTGTTGATTTTACTATAGTTGGTGGCAATATACAGTGGATACCAGGAAAAGCTCCTAGTTATAACAACATAGAAGAAATGGGTGAAGTACTATCTATAACCTATTCTGCAAACCCCGTGTATAATGTACTTCAGAATATGCATGAGATACGAGCAACACAACAGATGGTCAATGGACAGAAGGTTGCAAAGAGATTGCCTCAACATGTTCTAGTTAAGAGAGATTTTTTATTTAAACCAGATTCTAAGGAACTCTAGGCTTGCATTTGAGATATAATGATTAAGCATTAGAGATATTTGGAGCAGTATGCCAAAAGCAGCTAGTAAAAAGCAATATAGATTCATGATGGCAATAATTCATGGCAAGGGTGAATGTACCCAAGGCAGAGGTTGTCCACCTAAATCTGTTGCTGAAAAATATTCAGGCAACAAAGATGCACCTGAGAGTAAAGACAATAATCGAGGCGGAGACTGGACAGAAGGGCATCACAAGGCTCATGCTGAAGATAAGAAGAAACAGAAGAGTTCAAAGAAACACCTAAAGAAAGCTTTTGATCAATACTACAATGGAAGAGGTGTTGGTGTTATCGTAACTGATGACAGTGGCAAAGTTCTAGTTGGTAAAGGTGACGATGGAAAGTGGCAAACTCCAGGTGGACACGTCGAGCCAGGCGAAGAGTTTCAAGAAGCTGCAGTAAGAGAGTTAGCTGAAGAGACACACGTTAAAGCTTCTAAACTAAGAGAAATCGGTCATACTAAGATAAATGGAAACGACGCTAAAGTATTCCACACTAACTCCTTCTCAGGAAGTCCTATAGATACAGAAGAATTAAAAGATCTACAGTTTGCGTCATTGAGTAGCATACTAGATTGGGATCTACGTGATTGTTCTAGAGTTGGTCTTGAGATGTATGCTAGATCTTCTTTAAATAAGTCTAAAAAACTATCAGATATGATTGTCTTAGAGAAGCTAAATAAGAACATCATGCGTGGTGGAGATGGCCGATCTGCTGTAATGGATGTCAGTCACGGTGAAGCTCTAAGACTAGTTGGAAACGGCTGTTTCAGAATGCTTCAACAAGCTACTAAAGACATGAAGGATGAAGACTTCAAAGATGTAAAGATTGATTCATATACTATAAGTATTAGAAAGCATATGAACGATGTTTACTCTGGTCGAATAACAGATGGACAAAAGGTCATTCATCAGTTCACTAATAAGTCCTTACCACAGTTGTGTGCAGATGTGATGTCTGTATTTGAGTGGTACTCAGATGAAGATGAAAAAATCTTTGATATACTAGATGAACAGTCTTTACCAGATGATGCTATATTTGGTGGACTAGAGCAACTAAGTGAGAACTATAAGAAGCACAATATCGCAAATATCTATACAGAGATGGAGAACATCCGTAAAGAGATTCGTACAGGTAACGCAGTAGATCTTCAGCAAGTTGAAGATAAGATAATGAAGCTATTTGATAAATTAGAGAACTCAGTACTAACTATTGTAGACAACCACAATAAGTTAAATCAAGACGCTGGGACAGAGATCGAATCATTAGAAGCTAAACTTAGAGAGCTACAAGAAAAAGTAGATGAACTAGGTAAGAAGCCTTCTAAGGTTGAAGTTGTTCAATCTAAGAATGTAGACCCTAAGAAAGTCTATGACAACCAATACATGTATCTTCCTAGACCAAAAATAGAAATAAGCAAAGAAGGCAGTATATCCATATCTTTTGATAAAGAGTGGACTGACATGGAGAAGTCTAATTTCTTAACTGATGTGAAAGCTAAGATCGTTAAGAACAGGGGCGAGTAATGTTAGATGCTACGACTGAGCTTGATAGGTTAAAGAATTTACTTAGACTAAAAAACATGCCTGAGCATATGGCTCAAGAAATATGTCAAGAAGCTTCTGCTGAAATAAGCGATACCGTAATAGATCTAATAAGTGATGCAATGAGCAGTGCAGTAAGTGCTGGTGCAGAGGTTGACTCTTCTAATTTTGTTAGAGAAGTTATGTCTGTAAGACATGGACATAGCTTTGAGATAGCAACTAAGTCTGGTCGTGAAAACTTCTCAGAACCAGCGTTCCCTATGTTGCCTAAACTTTTAGCTAATGCTAAAGTTGCTAAAGATGGTAGTCTATTTAAAGTGATACCACTTAAGCAGAAATCAAGCTCTTCAACTTTAGCAGTCACAACAGAAGAAGCATTTAAGAATATTAATAATAGCAGAGAGATTCTTAAAGAGCAAAGACGAGCAAAGATGAAAGAGAACAGATCGCAGTCTATGAATCCGCTTGAAGGATTAGAGGGTATCGGTCCAATGCTTGCATCTAGTCAAGGTGAAGCTAGAAAGATGAAAGAGACTCAACGTGGACCAACTAACTTCAAAACAGTATCTAGTAAGCAAAACGCTAATACTCAATGGGTTAAACCAGCCAAAGATGCTGATTTAACAGGTAAACTTAGAGATATAAATAGTGATCTTCAACAAAGCATAGATACGGCTATTGAACAGATCATGAGAAAATATGGAGATATGTACTAATGGCTTTTGTAATGCCTGAAGTTGCTCTACAGAGACTTGTCCAGATTGGCTTATCAAATTTGAGAGCCAATAGACCTGCATTCAATTGTATATTCGATCAATTTCTAAGATCTGATATGCAAGCTTCTTATGGTCAAGCCTATATAGATAAGATCTATAACTGGTTTGTCAACAATAAGACACCAGTACTACAAGCATGGTCATTTGACCCAACTAAGGTCCCGTCTTTTACTATCCATCTAGCCGATGAAAGTGAAGATGAGAGTAAGGCTGCTATATCTGACTATTTTGGTGAAGGTGACACAGCTGAAGTATTGACTGGTGTAAGCACAGTATCTCTAGATATTGGAATACATGCAGATAAGTCAAAAGATCATGTGCTGTGGATGTATTACATACTGACCTATATTCTATATAAAGAGAAGATGGTTGGCCATGGATTAGGTCTGCAATTATATACATTTAGGGCATCTGAGTATAATAAAGAAAGCAAATACATGGCAGATAACGTTTGGTCTAGATGGATACGTTTTCGATGTACTGTTCAAAATTACCTTGATGGCGACATTTACACGGATCATGATTTAGAATTAGACATAAACGCATCTAGTAACTTAGATGACACAGCAATTGACGTAAGTCAATATCGGAGCGGAAATGAGTGATTTGGATAAAGATCTTACTTCTAAGATAAAAGAGATGGAGCAGCAGAAGCGTAGTACTAAAGAAAGCGTTAAGCCAACTCTAGTTCACTTTGAATCTTGGTTTCACCAGAGAAAGCCGCTTATTCCGGAGATGCATAAGAAAGAGATCCTTCAGGCTGACTTTAAGGCCAGGGGTGTAGATCTAGAAGCGACTATGGAGCAATTTGATAAAGCCTTAAGACTGTATGGTGTTAAGATTTAGCTAAATGCACCTGTTATAATAACTGAAGCAATGAACGATATAATTTAGGAGATTATCATGGCAATTAACGTGTCTTTCAACGGAGCAACAATCTATAGGCCTGGTGCTTATTCAAAATTAAATATAGATTTAGGCGGAAGTTTTCCACTTGGAGCGACTGGTCTAGTTGCTATATTCGGAGAGTCAACTAGAGGTAAACCTGGTGCAGATGAGTCCACCATCTCTAGAAACGTCTTCTTACCTAATCAACTTGCAGAAGTTAGACAGAAATATGGTTCTGGTCCGATTGTCGATGCAATGAATTTCTTATTTGCTCCAGCTTCTGACGGAGCAATCCCGAATGGTGCTCAAGCAGTATACATCTATAAAACAAATTCTTCAACTAGAGCTAGTCTATCTTTAGCTAACTCTTTCGGTGAAGTACGATCTCTTGAATACGGAGTCGGTGGTAACACTGCTACGTTATCAGTTATTGAAACTCAAGAAGAAGCACCTATGGTTGCTTCATCTGCAGTGTTTGATGAAACAGCTATCTTATCTGGCTCTTTTGATCTACTAGTTAACGGTGTTAAAACTGCCGTAACTGTAGCATCTGTTCCTGCTGGTGCAGGTAGTGCTGCTGCATTCGTTGCTGCGATCGATGCTCAAATGCCTGCTGGCGTAACTGCTAGTCAAGCAACTGGATCTGTTGACGGTGCTCTTAAACTTCAGATTGAAGTTGATGCAGATGCTTTAGCTAACAGAAAAGGTTGGGGAAAATCACTTGCTCTTAAAGACGGAACCGGTGCTCCACTTGCTGCTATGAGTTTAGCTGAAGGTCTTGAAGTTTCTGCTGTTGAAGCTTCTATGATTGTTACAGTTAAACAAACAAGAGACCTAATACAAGAGCAAGATGCTGTTGGTGGTAACGTTGTTCTTCAAGTTGGATACGATGGTGCGAGTGCAGCTGCTTCAGTTGAGGTATCTGATACTCAAGTTATTCTTACTGCTGCTTCAGTCGTTACTTTAGATAAGAGTGCTTACCCTACAATGATTCAATTGGTTAATGCAATCAATATCAATGCTGGATGGAAAGCTTCTTTAAGTAGCACGCTCTATAATTCGCTATCTCCTTCAGTTCTTGACCAAGTTGATGTTGGTGCTAAATCTTCAGATGCAGCATCTATGAAGCCTGCAAGAATTAAGAAAGACGCTTCTGAAATTGCTCAGATGTTTGCTGAATCAAGCATTGTAGATATTGCAAGTCAATCTAGTACTGGTCTAATGGATGCATTGAGCGAAACTGCTCTTGCTGGTGGTGTACTTGGTTCTACTACTTCTGCTGATGTTGTAGAAGCTCTTGCTGCTTTTGAAGAAATCAGAGTTAACGCAGTTATTCCTTTATTCTCAAGAGATGCTATCGTTGGTTCAGATACTGCTAGTGGTGATGTTGCTGACAATCTTACAGATGTAGCTTCTTCTTACACTATCTTAGGTATTCATCAAGCAGTTAAGACTCAT